ATAAGTTACGTTCTCTGTAAGAGTATGGGTAAAGTTAGTTGCCAAACTCAAATCAATCGTCGCTGCATTTGAAGAAGATGTGATAACTTCAACATCTTCTGTCAGTCCTCCATCAATTATAGGTGATGCTATTGTCTTATTTGTCAGCGTTTGTGTATCAGAATCACCCACAACAGCTCCGGTGGGTACTACTACGTCTGCTAAGTCTCTTGCTTTACTCATTTATTTACTCCGGCTTCGTGGGGAAAGTGACTTCGTGAGGGAAGCCAGTTTGTGCTGTTACATCACGCAAGGCTTGGCGATAAACCTTCCAAGCATCAGACATTGTTAAATCAGAACCAGCTCTCCAGTCAGTCTCAGCCAACAGATTGTCACGTTTAGCACGAATGCTCATGCTTTGTTCGGTGTCGTATGCGGCAATTTCTTCTGCTGTTTTGTCAACAATAGTCCAGCCATATACCCATACACCGTTAGAATTGAAAGCTACATTATTCATAGCAATGGACTGTGTTCGTTCGTTGTAAGAAGGTCTTTCTTCTTCCACCGCTTTATAAACACCATATTGCGCCAATAACTGCGTACTTATCTTTGTTGAAAAAGATGTATTTGGATTATCACGGCGCAATTGTAAAATTGTATATGGTTTTGGTACACCGTTTATTACTTTAACGTACATGATTTTTCCTTAACTTATAAAGATACTGTGAACATAAGTGCCTTGTAATACTCCAAGGTATTCAAGGGTAGCTAAATCGAATATTTTGCCATCTATACCTACAAAAATATTGTCAAATAAATACGCATTTTTCCCCGGCATATGGGAAGGAGCTTGGGCAGCAGTTGTTGAGTTTATCGTACCTTCGTAAGCCCTTAATTTTGTTGCATCTGCGTTGCGTTGCAGCAAAGAAAATGCATAGTTATTGTAATCAAAACGGGATAAACCAAAAGCTAGGTAATCGGTGTTGTCACCTTGCTCAAATTTGAGGGTTAAACCTACTTTGGAACTTGTGCCGATATATAACGCAATATCTGCATTATTTTGCGCAGTATTTGTCGCATAATCAAACGATTGTAGTCTATATAGGGCATTTCCTTGTTTTGTTCCAGTTACATATTCGGTATCGTTTAAAGGTGCAATTACTACAGAATGTTGATAGGTACTATTAAAAGCAACACTTCCTGTATAAAAATTTGTTCTTGCGTTAGTGTTTATATTAAACAAATCAATTTTGTCGTAATTACTTCCGTTAATGTAGCACAAAGCAAAAGTATCAGTATTAAAGTATGAAACACCAAATACAGGCAAAGCAGTAGAGGAGGTAGTTGAACCAGAGTATACTGAAGTAAAGGTTTCAGTTGTTGTATCAAACTTCCAAACTCTAAAAGAAGTTGATCCAGTAGCTTCTATCCCAACAATAAAATCATTAACAATGCACATGGATACAGCAGTGTTGCCCAGCGTATTTGTTCCTGTTTGTTGTCTACCTACTTCAGCACCATCTGATTCTCTAAAAATAAAAAAACCTCGTCTGGATTGCAAACCAATATATCCATTATGGCGAATACATGATTGAGTATAAACAGTTATTGATGATATTGAAGATGATATGTCAAAAAAACCATCTTCGGTAGCATTACCTGTTTTAACATCTATAGTTCCATAACGCAGATATAAATCAGTAGAGTCGTAAACAGCATAGTTTCGAGTGTCACTTCCTGTCGATCCAGCAGCACTAGCTAATAAAAAACGATTTGCACTCATGCCATCCCCTTTCCTGCTACAAAACCGTAATAGGTTGTGCCACCATCTGTTGTAATAAACACAAAGTAATCTACGCCATTGGCATCAGCAGTTAATGTTGGAGCAGTCGCTGCTGCCCAATCTACTGCCGCATCCCATGTAACTGTAAATCCTGAAGCACTAGCATCTTGCACTACTTTTAATGTAAATGCTGATGATTTACCAGACGTTGCTGGATTACTAAACGTATAAGTTACGTTCTCTGTAAGAGTATGGGTAAAGTTAGTTGCCAAACTCAAATCAATCGTCGCTGCATTTGAAGAAGATGTGATAACTTCAACATCTTCTGTCAGTCCTCCATCAATTATAGG